GCAGCCATACCACCCATAGGACCACCTAAAGCAGTACCTAGTGTTGGTGCTACTGCACCTACTATATTTTTTAACATTCCTTTCATCTTAGTCTCCTAGTATTAATGTTGATTCAAGTAATTCATTTACAGAATTTATTAAATACTCTGGTATATCTGTACCTAAAATATCATCTTCACTGTATGCAATCATATAAGATTCTAACAGGTCTTCATATAAAGGTCTAAAGTCTTCTCTAGTTACCCAAGCTTCGTTACATTTTGTACGAGCTTTACAGTCTATTTTATAAGCAACATCGAGTTGTTTTTCTGTATAGAGTAACATTATATTTGATCAAGTACAGTCTGTTGTAGTTCAATACTACGTCTACCTACTTGAGTAAACCAACGACTGTCCTGCATTTGAGCTGACATTTCTTTCCAGTTGTGTTCTCTACAAGCTTTTAACATATTTTTAAATTTTGAAAGTCTTGAACCACCTAAGTTAAAACACATGTTGACTAACACGTGCTGTATTTTTTCAGGCAGTTTATAAAAATCTTCTTGATTACCAAACACATGTATAGCTTCTTTGTAATGTTTATCAAAATCATCTTCGTAATACATATCAACTACTTCTTGTGATACAGATGTACCAACTTCCCAAGAATATTCAGGGTCATTAGGTTGACATAAGTGACCAACTCCTAGAGTTTTATAGCCTAAACTATCCATATAAATTTCTAGGACTTCGCCTTCGTGTCGTTTAATCTCTGTTTTACATTGTTCAATGTTCATTTTAATCCTTATATTTTATAAAATTATCACCAAGACCATAATCAACTTCTTTAAAACTTCTAACTATTTTTTTAACAGTTTCGTTTTGATAACCATAATCTTTTAAATAAGTTTCAGCTTCTTTAATAGTAATTTGTCCATCTATTAATAAATCATGTACATCTTTTGCAGACTTATTAAATTTAGATTTAGAAGCTGCTTTAGCTGATTTAGGTTTTAAAGTTTTTAAATAGTTTGGATTTAAATAATCTCTTCTTAATCTTTTACTGCTTCGTTGTTTTCCTTTAATTGTTTTAGTTAAAACTTTTGCTAGTCCACCTACTACATAAGATTTTCTTTTCCTTTTTCTTTGTTTAAGTTTTTCTTTAATAGAACCACCCTTATATGCAAACAGTCGTTCTTCTTCGTCTTGTAAAACAACACCAGCTTGTACATCATACGGAACACCTGTCATTCTATCAATTCTTTCATCAGGCTCGTCAATCACATTAGGTACGTTTTTTACTATACCACCTTTAGAAAAAGTAGCGTAAGGATTTTTTGGTGGTTTTTCTTTAGCACTTCCTCTAGCTATTCTTCTAAGTTCTTTTCTAGTTCCATCTCCTAAAATAATATCATAAGATGAATAACCCGGTAAGTTAGTTGCTACTACTTCAGCCAGTCCTTTTCTATATAAAATAGCATCAAGAACATCTTGAGGTGCTGGACCTGCAAAAGTTTTTAATATAGCAGTTACATCTCCTACATTTCTAGAAGCTTCTTGATTATATCTATAACCATAATCAATTGGACCTAAACCTCCCCAACGTCTAACAGCTTCAAGAAGTATATCACCATCATCTTTCATTCTTCCAGTTTCTTGATCAATAATACTATTACCGTTACTTCTAATTAAATTACCTACATGAGCAACACCTGTCATTAATAAAACAGTTGGGGCAACTTTCATCATACCTACAGACATTTTGCTTTTATTAGATTCATTTGCAAATCTTTTTAGAATTGTATTATTAAAGACTGTTGGATACCCAGCAAACTGTACTAACAACTGAGCAGAAGGAGTAGAGAACCATAAAGGTCTATTAGCTTCTGCAGTGCTTGGGTTTAAAATAATTTCTTTGGTAAATCTATTAGCTCCTTTAGTTATATCTTGTTGATAAAACACATCTTTATTTGCAGCAGCTTCATCAAACTTACCGTTTTTAGAATATTTTTTATGCCAAGCTATGGCTTGATTTTCATAGATTCCTAAGTCATTAAGTTGTTGAGTTAAGTATTCTTTATTTTTTTTACTTAAATTTCCTTCAGCTAAAAGTCTAGCATTCTTTTTAATTAATCTTTTTCCTGTAGTAAACGAAGCTAATTGAACTGCTTTAGTCCACTGTGTTAATAAATTAGTTTTAAAAAATCCTTGTTGTAAAGCTTTACCAAAACTACTTTGAACACCTTCACCCATTAAACCTTCAAGTCTTTCAAGAACAGATTGTTCTAAAGCTAAACCAGTTTTGTAAATTTCTTCCCAAGTTTCATCATCTAAATCTTTTAAACCTTTTGAAACTCTTACCATTTTGCCAGTTTTTTTATCTAAAACTTTTTTACTACCACCTATTCTTTGACTAAACTTAAGAGTTCTATCAATAATGTTATTACCTTCCATTCTTAAAGCTTGTGCCATAGCTGACCCAACTTGTCCTGCTTCTCCCGGACCAGTTCTGCTTAATAAAATTAATGGTTCAGTTACACTAGATAAAGTAGCTAAAGGTAAGTGAGCTAATTGCTGACTAATTTTTCCAAAGTCTGATAAAAATCTACCTGCTTTTGTATTTTTTAATACAGAACCAACATCAGTTTCAAAACCACCAACTCGTTTAATCATATTAAATGCTTTTTCGCCAATTTTATTTGCTTCAGCAGTTGTAAAGTTTCCCGAATCTATTAATTCATTAATAAGAGGTTGTATTTTTTTATCAAAAATTTCATTACGTGTTTTTCCAAAATATCTAGCTCGAGAAGTTGTCCTAGAAATATTTGTAAAATAAGTTTCTAAAAGTGTTTGTACATCTGTTTCTAAAACTTCAGCAATTTCGTTATCTTTTAAATTAGTAAATCTTCTAGGCTGTAAGTACCCATTAGCTTGAGCACTTTTCATTCCACTAAGTCTTAACTCCATAGGTGTCCATCGGTTATCTAACATATCTTGAACAATCTTACTAGCTTTTAATTTTTTTGCTAACATCAATTGTTCAGGAGTAGCATCAGCAACCTCTCCACTTTCAACACCTGCTTTTCTAATAAAGTTAATTCCAACCTCTTTTCCTTCAATAGTTTTTTCAAAAAAGATAGTTTCGTCTTTTCCTAAACTATTTTCTTCTACTCCTCTAACAGCAGATTCTTTAGGTTTTTTTGTTTTTGGATCAACCTCATAAAATGTTTTAAATTCTTTGTCATTGATAGGATCAGCATGTCCTGATTCAACTAATTTTGCTTCAAACCTTGCTCTTTTTTCAGGATCACTTAACTTAGCATAGTTAAACATTCTAGGTAAATAATTTTTAACTTTAGTTGTACCAGCTTTAAATATACCAGCAGCTTGTCCATCAATAAAAGCTTTGTCAAGTTGTCTTCTTGCTCCTACATAAGCAGTTAAAACGTCTGCATCAAGAGCATCTATTTCTCCATACTTAGTATTACCTTTTAATTCTTCACCTTTAGATGTAAAAGGTTTATATATATCATTACCATCAGCATCAACCCCTACTTTTTGAATTGTAATATCAGGGTCTCTTAAAAGAAAAGCTAACTCATCATTTTGTTGGCTTAATATTTTTGCTCTCCAACCAACTCGATATAAAACATTAAAAGCTTTTAATAATCCAAATTGTAACTCTCCATTTCTTCTAGTAAAATCTTCACCAAAAGTTTCGGTAGTTATAATATTTTTACCATCTTGATCTTTAACAAGTAATTCAATTTCAGTAACACCTTCTTGTCCTTTTTTAAAAGTTGTTTTATAATCATATCTAATAGATGCTAATAAATTTTCTAAACTTGGAGCATCTTTTAAATACTGAACAAAACGAGTAACAGGCTTACCTATAGTATTTGCTAATACAACATTAATATGATCGATATCTGTAACTTCTTTGAATTTTTTTCCAGCTCTAGTAATAATATTATCGTTAGCAATAACAGCTTCATCAATTTCAGAAGTTTCATTAATGTCTGCTCTAGCAGCTTTAGCTTCAGACGGGTCAATTGAGTCTTCAATAACATCTTCGTTACTAAATTTATACTCTTTTTCTTTTAAAACTTCAGGCATGTTTTCATTAGTTTCAGGAGCTTTTTTAAACTTCATAGTTCCAGCCCTAACACCACCAACTAAAGCCCCACCAATAACTCCACCTAAAGCTGTAGAAGCTCCTATGCTTCCTAAGTCTAGATCATCATTAATACCTAAATTAATATCAATATCTTGTAAAAAGTAATTATGAAGACCTGCCCAAGCCATACCTTCTACTGCTCCTACTTTAGCACTAGAAGTTACACCTAATTTAAACGCTTCTTTTTTAACTGCTCCTTTAATTCCTTTATCTTGTAATTGTGCTTGAGTAAATTTTTTAACTCCTTGTTTTGCTGCAACATTTAAAGCTGCATTTGCAGTTAAACTTTGACCTCCAGAAGGAATAGCAAAAATAGCACTAATAAGATTTAAAGGATCAGCTACAATATCAATACCGATATCTTTAAAAGCTCCAAACCACTCTTTAAAACCTTCTAAATCAGTATTATCAAACTGATCTCTTAAATAAGTATAATCTTCTTTTTGTTCTTCTGTCCAATTACCTGATTGAAAAGAACGAGTAACAGCAGAACTTAAACTATAATCAGAATCTCTTAAGTATTCAAAAATATTATCGTTACTACCAATACCTTCTAAAAATCTTAAAGCTCTTTTAGAAAATTCATCATCTTGAGCTAATTCAGTTAAGTTTTTCTTTTTAGTAGGAGAAGAGTCATGTATATTTCTCCAATGACCTCTATCAGCATAAGGATTAGTAATTAATTGTTTGTATCCTTCAGCATCTTCCGTATCATCAATTTCAGGAATTGAACCCACAGCTATAGGATCAGGTTCAAAATTATCTTGCTGATCTTTAATGCGTAGTTGTTCTATTAAATTATCTAATTCAGTCATTTAACATAGATGGATTAAAAGGAGACATATACCCATAAGGTGAAATTGGTTTAGCATTTAAACCAATTTGGAATTGTTGTTGAGCAAAGTTTATTAACTCAGGACTTTCTAATAATTCTTGTAATGTGTAGTCAAAAGGATTTTGAACACTATTAAATAAACTAACTAATTTTTTATTCTTAGCAATTTCATTAGTATTTTCTTTTTGAATATGTAATACTTCAGTTAAAAAAGCTTCTTTTTTTATTTTAGGTGAAAACTTTTCCCAATTCTCATCAGTCCTATATTTTGGATTTGTTTTAGTTGGTCTAACTATTCCTTCGCCTAGTAATAATGGAACTCTACCTACATATCTATCATATACTAAATCAGGAACAGCTCCTGCTGGTTGATATCTTGTATTTGTTCCAGTAATACCTCTTTGCCTAACACCATCTGACATTGCTAAAACTAAACCATACTCCCCTCTAAAAGCCCTATCACTTAATCTTTGTTTAAAAGTATCTAAATCTACAATAGAGTCTCCTTTTCTACCTTGATGGTTTGCTTTAAAAATAGCTCTAATTAAAGTTTGGTCTCCACTTCGAGGGTCTAATGCTAAAGATATTGCACCACCATCTAAAAGTAAAGCATTTTTTTCAGCATCTGTTATATTATCATATAAATCATCTGCTAGTCCTCTACCTATAACTTGTGCTCTATTGTCAAAAGTACCATAATCATCAAAAATTCTACCACCTACTTTACTAGCTAAACTTTCATAATGTAATTCCATTTTATCAAGTATACCTTTATTTTTAGGTAAATATACTTTATCGATCCATCTTGTATTTGATCTACCCATATTAGCTACAGCAGTGTTCGCTATTTGATGAGATAAACCTCGTAAGTCTAAAGAGTTTAACATTCTTTCAATAGTTGGTCCTGTTAGTTGTTTATCAATATCTACTCTTTTAAATAAATTTATACCACCTTCATCTGAATTTTTTTTACCAAACCTTGAAAACACGTCTTTCATACCTTGAATTAAACCTGCTTTATCTCTGTATGAACCTAAAATAGTTTCATAGTTTCTTTTTTCAATAGCGTTTAAGTCTGAATGTGTTAGACCAATACTTCTATTAAATAAATCTACTGCTTCTAAGTTTGTTTCACCTTTAAACAATTCTTTTAAATCAGATACAACAGTCTTATATCGTTCTTGTTTATTTTTTGGATCAACCTTTAACCAAGCTTCAGCATAAGCTTTAGCTGATTCAACTTCTTCATTACTATACTCACTAGTTTGTCGTAATACTTCATAATCACTACCCAATAATCTTTTCATTGTTGGTTCTGAATAAGGATTAATAGCTATTCTAAAACTATTAAAATATTGACTATTATAAAAACTATCTAATTTTTCTTTTTGACTTAAAAATGTTTTATCTTTTACACCTTCACTTTGACTCCATTCATAAATAGGTTGAGTTAAAGCTGCAACATTATTTATTTCTTGAGCTTGAGTTTTATTGTTTGCTAACTCAAAAGTATAAGCATCTTCTAATTCTTTTTCTCGTTTCTTGTAAGCCCCTTTAAAAATAGATTGACCAGCTAAAAGTAAACCTAAAGCTTGTTGAACTCTTTGATTTTTTTTAGAAGCTTTAGCAGCTTGTCGGTCTCTTGTTTCTTTTTGTTGTAATAAAGATGTACCAATCTCAGAGACTGACATGTCTTTATAATTTTTCATTATATCGCTAAAGTTTTCTGCCATTTTATATTACCTCTGGTTTATCAAGTAAAGCCTTGCCGGGTTTAGTTTGTTGTTTTTGTAAGATACTTGCTCTAATTTTACTTGTATCTAAATTATCTAATTTAGTTTTTATATCTGTACCTACTGAAGCAGGACTAATATTAGCAGGTTTCATGTCTTGAAATTTAGGTCTAGGACCTACTTCATTTTTTATTTGTTCAGCTACTTCTAAATTTCTTGCAACATTTTCATCTGGTTCTTCAACAGCCATATCATCGTCTCTAGAAAGAACTGGATTTATTCCTGCTTTTTCAGCAAGGGCTAGTAGCATGTAAGCAGTAGGCTCAAGTTGAGTCAACATCATGTCAGGATTCATTTTACCTTTATTAAAACCAGTCATAAGTAACATTTGTGCTATGTCCATTACTGGCATTTTATTAGACATTAATTCTAAAACACTTTCTAAATTGTCATCTTTTAATAAATCTAAAAATATTTTTTCTGTTAGTTGTTTTTGACCTGTAAATTCAGGTGGTCCTTCCCAAGGATATTTTTGTTCAGGACTATTTGTTAAAGACTGTCCCGGAATAGGAGCATCAAATAAAAAAGGTTTTGCTTCTTCTGCTATTGCATTTGGATTTTTCATATTTTATTCCTATATATCAGTAAGTTGAAACCCGTATGG